AAACCGCAACATACTTCCAATTCTCATATGCCATGGTCACAAGTTCTGAATCCTGAATAGGAACGTTCTTACCCTTTGAGATCCACTTGATGGTTTCATTTGATCCATACTCAAGAGGAATTTCAATCCGGCGGTAACCAGAAAGGTGTTCTATCCTTCCTTTTTCTCTTAACCAAAAGATAAAAGGAGTTTTTAGAAAGGCCTGTTCAGTAGCCTCAGCCTTTCTGTATGCCCAAGTACTTGTAAAGAGATTGTCTATTGTCTGGGTCCAGGTTGGAGGTGCCATTTATATTTTCATCTCCTTTCTTTTCAGAATGTCTCCTTCCCTTCCCCCACTATTTCATCCCAAGCCCGACTCGAAGCCTCTTTAAGGGTTTTAATTTCGCTACCCTTAGTTGACCTTGAGGCCACGCCAGGTTTCTCGCCAATGGAACCTCTTGGGGGCAATCTTAAAATTTTTTCTGTTCTAGTAACCTTCGCAGTTGCTTCCTCTTCCTCGCCTTCTTTTTTCTTTTCACCCTTAGGAATTTCTTCGCCTTTTTCCAACTTTACTAACTTATAAACCTTGTCAATAGAAAGAGAGGGGTTCTCAATTGCCATTTGCCTTACCTCTTTCTCATGTTTCCAAAAGTCAGGATACTTATCCTCAGCCTTGTCAATCTCTCTCAATACCCTTAGAGTTTCTACTTTCACATTCATATCCCCGATTCTCTGATCCCCTTGCTGGAAAATAAAATTAACTAACTGAGTGTTGGACATATTATCAATTTCCTCAGAAGTAAGTTGCTTGGCCTCTTCTTCCTCCTTGCCTTTCTCTCTTCTCTCCCTTTTCCCTTCCTCAGCAAGTTCGTCAATATCATAGACCTCTTTACTTACCCTACTCTTAGCGGTTGAACTTAATTCTTCAAGTTCAGCAATCCGATCCAAAAGTTGTCCATACTGTTCCTCGGACAGGTTTACAACCTTACCTTCAACTTTTTCTTTCTTTTCGCCTTCTTTTACCTCTTCTTCTTTCTTATCGCCATTACTCATTTTCTAATACCTCCTTTTCTTTGAATTTTAACTCATCCAGTTCCCTTCGCCTATCTCGGAGATGAATCGCCAAATCTCTATACATGACTGTCCGAGCCTTCTCAATATCTGCCTTGGTCCAGTCTCCTTCAAACTTAACCTCTACCCCTCCTCTACCTTCTACAAACCTAATAAAGCAAGTCTTTTCCATCATCGCCTTACCTCCCTTACATGGTGACACCAAAGACCATTTTCACAACAACTTGCCTCGCCTATCAATTCCATACCACACATTCTTAAAATTCGCTGCACTTCTAACTTATTGGGCTTCATTGAGTTTCTGCAAACTATTACTGGAGCATTACCATTGTGAGGATCACCCATAACTACAAAGGCTGGGGAAACATAATAAATCCTACTAGTGATCTCTTCCATCATATTTCACCAATGTTATACCCCTGACCAAAGATATGAGGGGCATAAACACCATACTTTTTGCAAAGTTCCTTATAATGCTTCCTTGATTTAACTTCAACAGGCCCATCTGGAGTTAAGTCCTCATGAATGAAAGGGTAACCCTTATCTATCTGGTTCACCTTAGTAATAATTACCTTCCCCTTCCCGCCACAGTCAGGGCATCTTTGACTACACCTCTCACTAATCCTACAAACCCCTTCAAAAGTCTTTCCACACCTTTCACATTCAAAATCATAGATTGGCATCATGCCATCCCCTGTGTAAACTTTCTCTTTGCTTCTTCAAATTCCAAAGGCCTTTGCCTACTCCCACCAGCACCTTCAGCACCCATAGGAGAGGGTTGCCTCAATGCAGAGACTGCCCGAGCATCCTGGCCTGGTGCAGCGGCAAGAAGGTTACTTGCCAAAGGTTCAACAGATTCATAGTGTTGTAACAAAATCTTTCTTAGAAGAACCTGGTCAATTAACTGATCACCACCTAAAAGATTAAAAAGATCTTTTGCCATCTGATATTTAAGTGCTCGGCTAAGAGGCATTCCTGACTCAGGATCTACTGACAAAAAGTACTCACCTTTTAACTGATCTCCTGTGTACTTAATCCAAAAGGGAGTTCCTTCAGGAGACACTATCTGAGTAACCCTATCTTCAGTCCAAAACTTGAAAATCATTTGATTCCACTTCCTAACAATACTAACCAAAGTATCACCGACTATATCTTTTCTCTCATCCACCCTTACGTCAAAGGCTTGCTCAACAATCTGTGCCTCCCCTCTAGTTGGAGGAGTACCACCTTTGAACTGCCCCATTTGGTTTGAACCAAACCCTAACTCTTCTGTCATATCTTGAAGAATCATTCTTGCTTCTTGCCATAACTCAGGGGGGATGTGAGGTTGTAAAGTTGTAATTGCATTTGCTAAGGACTCACTATCTATCGCAATACCTGGACCCACCTCACCTGAGAAGAACTTTTCCAACTCTTCAGATTTCACTGCACCACGGAGATATAAGAACTTTAAAAGTGCAATCCTTCTATGTCTAGAGGATTGAGTCCTTACTTCATTCAACTCCTTTTGCTGAGGTTCAAGAATAGAAACATCTGGTATTGCCCAAAAATATTCTGGGTCAACATTAAACTGAATAAACTCCCAAGGATGGCCTTCAAATTGAAGAACATCTTCAGTATCCATCAAGAGGTAGTCCTCAGAAAGGACAATCATCCTTTTTGCTTTTAAATCCCGAATCTCCCAAAGTTCAGCAAATATTACATCCTTGTCCCTTTGCTCCCTTGGTCTAAATTCTGGTCTAGTCCTACCCATCTCTCTATCTGGTGTCTTTGTCCCTTTTAGTTTATCTGTATTTTTGTACTTCTGATCTTGCTGGACATCTTCTAAAGGCCTCAAGATATAATGGGCAACCCAGGGTAAAGAGTCAGGACTAGTTGAACCCCAAGGAATGATTACATCTTCAGGCATTACCCTCAAAGCCCAAGGCATTCCTGGTTTTATCCCTTCATGGTACTCAATCTTTTCCCCTTCCTTTCTTCCAACTTGAGTTACTGTTTGGCCATCCTCAGAAACTGCTTGCTCAGGAAGATACCCGAACTCACTATCATAACCTAACTTAATAGGCCCAGTGCCACAAAGGTATGCATCTAGTGCTGCTCTTTTTAAAGTATCCTTCAACAAGGTTTCTCTAATCATTTGGTTGTCTACTGCCTCTACTACCTTAGCATGGTAAACTAACTCAGGATTAGTAGCAGTAATGCAAACCCTTGGTGAACGGAAGTAAACCCTTGGTACTAAAGACCTACCGTAACTAAAAACCCTATTCACAGGAACAATTCCTTCGTCCCACTGACCTCGGTACATCTTTCTGTAGTCTGACCACCTTTGAAAGGAACTGTACTTTTTCCTATAGTCAAGACCAGCCTTTAGTCTCTTCATCCAACTATCAACATATTCATTTTTAGTTTTCTTCTTCTCAGGCATCTTTTATCTCATTTTTTCTTAATCTTGACAATCCCAGCATCATCTAGAACTTTGGCATATTCCTCTGGCAGGAACATCTTCTCTGACTCAACCCAGACATAAGGAGTGGGTTCCATTCCCATCTGTTTAACATGGGTATTCCTAACTTTTAACCATTCCTCCTTGGCCTGTTTAGTAGTAAACATATTCTGCCTTGCCTTATGGAACTGTAAACTTTTAGCGGCCTGGGCAAGTTGACCCCCAAGGTCTTTACTTTTAAATTCCATCATCTTGACTGCAGTACCAGCCTCCTGAGCAAGTTCATTCAAAACATCCTTAGTAACTGCTTGCTCAGTACCATCTTTATAAACTATATACCTCCAATCTCCCTTACCAATCTTGATATCACTTACTGTCTTACCAAATAGGTTCTTACCTCTAAAGATTTCTGCTGTGCTTGAGGCCTTTTTCATTGCTGCACCTTTACCTGCTTTTAAGATCTTACCAACCCTACCATAGGGACCTGCCTCTGCCTCTCTTGGACCCAAAAACTCAACTATTTGACTTGCTAAGTCTTCTCCTGGTTCAGCCATCCCCATTCCTTTAACTTTTTTACCTTTTCTTCAACATCATCTGCAATATCTCTTCTAAATTGAAGATCCTTGTGAATAACTATGTTACTCAAAGTCCGATAGGCCCTTCTTTTACATTCCCTAACAGTTTCTCCTCTTGCAGTTACTGCACCAAGAACCCCATCAACTCCAGCACACACCTCCTCCTGGTCTTTGTTCTTCATAACATCAGATAACCAAATATGTTTCTTTGCCTCATCTGGAATCTGAAGGAACTGAATTCCTTTAAGTTCACTACAGTCTTCTGAACCAGGATAGGGTAAAATTGAAAGTCTGACTGCAATACTAAATTGGTCCTTATAGTAAGGAACCTCCATTGGTTGACCTGATGCTAAGAAGTATAAAAAGTCAAACAAAGGTTCTTTTAATAACTCTGCCAAGGCCTGGATAGCATCGTAACCAAACCTTGGGGTGAATTCTAAGAAGTAAGCATCTTGGTCCTTTACAATACAGTTAAAATCCAAAGGTCCTACATAGTTAACCTTCTGCAATAGAGGAGTTAAAGGGATTAATCCTAATTCTGTGAGTTTATCCCCTTCGGTAGTCCAGACCACATTACCCATGCAACCAACATTTGGGCCTTTATCCTCTTCAAGAAACCTTTTCTTTTCCATGGTGTGGTTAAATGGTTTGATCCATTCTCGACCATTGAACCAGCCTTCTGTAGAAATTTCAACACCGTCCACTTGGCGCTGAATAATACAAGGAACTAACTCCTTACCCCTTTCTTTTACAAAGGACTTAAGAGTTCTATTCTCTGGGTCACTAGAGACTAAGGTTAAATTAACAGGAGCATTTCCCAAAGGTTTAATAACCTGAGGATCTACCTGGTCCTCAAGATATTTCAAACATTCCTCTGGAGTATCTAAAGTTACTGACTCTGGTAACTTAACCTTTAATAAGGACTTACAAACTTTCTGGCCATACTCTCGGTCAAGCTCTAACTTATCATTAAACTTCCCACCACCAAGGACTAACTTGCCTTTGTCTTTTAATTCATCACACAAGGGACCCATCTTTGCCATATCTGAAAGAACTAGGTCATACTGATCCAGCATCTTTCTTGGATCATTAACCTTGCTAGGGTTTTTATACCCTTCTAGTGAAGGTCTTACTTTTGGATCTTTGATCCACATTTTAGCTATATGCCCTTCTTGCTGTAGCCTTAAGGCTAAAGAAACTCCATCACCGTGTAAAGATAAGATTAAGATACTCGCCATTTAATACTCTTTAAGAACCAAGGCCTTCTACTTGCTTTTTCTTGTCATAACTCCTGGAAATGGAGTAGACACTAAAGGATAAACCAAACACTGCCCACATAGCCTCTGGAATAGCACTTAAAAAGGCCTTCATCCCTACTGCAATCTGTAAGGCAGACTGAGAACTGAAAATACTCAGAATTCCTATGGGTATGGCACATAGAATAAAGACATACATTACATATAGGAAAGAAGGCCTTGCCCGGGAGGTCCACTTGTCCTGAGAAGAGGCCTCAGCAATAAATACTGCCATTATTTGCTTGAACTCTTCTAACCCCCCACTTAGTTGAAGTTTGGCAAGTTCGGCCTTGGCCTCCTCAGCCTTTGTTTTGTCAGGAAAGATCTTATCTATAATATTATTTAAAACCCCACCTATTGCGGCGGTATCAATGTTTACTGCTCCAAATCCCATACTGTCCTCCTACCTAAGAAGATCTTGGATGCTTTTTCCCTTCGCCTTTGCCAGAACCTCTAGTTCTTTGAACTTCTTAGCATTGTTTCTATATACTAAAACTCCAGCAATAAAACCAACAATAAGACCAACTACTAAACAAATGAACCCTATTAACACTATCATTCTAACTCACCTCCTTCCTCAGTCTTTACTCAAGTTTTAAAAAGGTATGGTTACCAATTCTAGTAGTTACTTTAGTCTCGTCAAACCAACCAGGAAGGGTCCCATTCCTTAGTTTTTTAGTTACTCCCTCATTTAGATAGTGAGTTGCTCCTTTAGTTGGGTCTGGCAAAAGTCCAAAAAATGCTGCAACTGCTGCCTTATAACAATCCCTTAAGACTTTATCTGGGATAGTATCAATATTCATCCTAGTTGGTGAATCAGTATTCCAACAACTGAACTGCATACTCCTTAAGACAGTATCAATGACTGAACTTTTACTTAACCTCGAGCGGTTCATAATAACATAGGCTACTCCCAGTTGACCATCAAAAAAGTTCTCCACCTGTCTCTTGTTCAACTGTTAAAATTAAAAAGTAAATCTCATCTCGGAAGTCCATTTTTAAAATTCTCCCTTAAGTACTGAGTATCTTCATGAATCAACTTTAACCGCTCATTAAGTTCTTCGTGGACCCTTAAGCATTCTTTTCTATCTACTTTATTATTTATCCTTTTGTCAATCCAAATAAATATTCCACCGATTACAGGCCAACTTACCAAAGTTTCTAAACTAAGCATAAGGGTATCCTTCTCCAACCTGTCTCCCAAAGATTCCCGAACCTCCCCTTCTTTTCTCAAACTCCTTTAAGACTTCATCCAAGGTAAAAGACATGTAATTAGACCTAGGTCTTGCTATTTTTGGTTTTGGAATATGAGTACCTTTTAAGTATTCAAACTTCTTTAAACCAATCATAGCAAGGCCTGTGGCGATAACACAGTTATCCGACTCACCCTCCATCCTCCCTTCCTCAGTCTCTTCAAAACTATTCAACTCATCTACTGTTTGTTTACCATAAAGGACTACCTGTTCAAGTTCTTCTGTAACCAAACCTACTAGGGCATGCTTGGTGTGGTCACTGTTCCACCAACCATATCTAGAAGGACTACTTTTAGTTGCTAATTTGCTCTTGTAGATTAGATTCTTGTCGTAGAGTTCTTTAAGAAGAGGAATTACTGCTAAACCATGGTTATTACCTTCAACTACTAAATAAGCCTTGTTGTAAAGGTCACCAAGTTTGGCAAGTAAGCGGGCACACTCTATGGGGTTAATATTTGGGTTGAAAAGTTCTAATACTTGTTCTAAGGTCTGGGCACAGAAGACTTGGAACGCAGTATCGTCATTACCAACACCACCGGAAGGCTCACAACCAATAACATAAGTAAGATTAGGAATCGGATGATTAACCAACTTATTTGTAAAATAATCAAAGGTCCTTTCTGTCTTCCAAAAGGAGTGGTAGGATGTCTCTGCATGGAATAAAGCACCTCCTGTTGCTTGGAAGCAATCTTCTGGTTCAGAGGGGTACTCTTGCTGCATCAACTTCAGATTCTCCCTCATCTCTTTTAACTTCCGTTCATACCAGGCCATGTGCTGGTCCGATAGTTTGAACTTCTTTTGTAAGTCAAGCATATAACCATTGTACTTGGGAAGGTCTGGTTGCCAAGAACTCACAGGTAGGGTATACTCATCGTCTCCGAACCAAGGAAAGAATAATCTCTTATAACCCATGGCGTCGGCATGCTTCCAAATATAATAAAAATCCCTCTTCCTTCCATTTCCAGTACTTTCAATTACAATCCTTCCTGTAGAAGGAACTGCTTGGAATACTCCTGCTTGGTGCTGAACTGGATCTTCCCACCAGGCATACTCGGAACAATGGAGGTCAGTAATCCAGTCACCTCTACCAAAGGTTCTACTGCCAGCAGTACCTATATAGTAAGTACTTTCAGTTTTTGGAAAGTATAACTCTTGTCTTGAGTTTCTACCAAAGATAGGCTTAGGTCCTCTCATATACTTCAAGTAGTACTGAACCTTATCCATTAGCCTTTGAGTCGCTGAGGCTTCATGACTCATTACTACGGCATGAGTACCTTCCCTACCCATACAGCGGATTGCAAACTTAGCAGTAATACCAGAGGAGAAGGTCTTTTGGCGGGCTTTGGCAATTATGATGCGGTTCGTCTCTTCTTGGTCTAAGAATACTTGGGCAGGGCGGAGTAGGAAGGGAACCTTTCTCCCCTGTTTATCCTGTATGAAGAAGAGCGTCTGTATAGCTCTAGCTTCGTTACTTAGCATCTACATTCACCTGGACACTAATCTGTTGGTTTAGGATCTTATTAACTACATCTTCACCTGTGATCTCAGCCTCTTCCCTTTTGACTTGGTACTTACCATGGGCCTTCATCCAAATACCTACTGCCTCAAGTTGAACTCGTTCATCCTGGGACTTTAGTTTGTCTCGAACCACTTGGATCACTTGCTTTTGAAGCGCCTCAAATTCATCTTCTAAGCCTTCAAGGAGTTGCTGCCGAACTAAGATTACTTCTTTCTTCCTGAGGGTGGCATAGATTGAGGCAGGAGACTTGTTGGTTAGTTCAGAAATCTCTTCTGCGGTATAGCCTGCTAAGTGAAGGGATAAAATGTAAAAGTCCCGGTGGGATATTTGGTACTGCCGTTGAGTACCTGCGGGGTAATACTTTAGGTTCGGTTGCGAGTTCGGACCTAGCACTGCCTGGGTGGTTTCTGGTTCATTAATAGTAGGTTTGAGTTCAGTATCCATTTTGATAATATTATACAACATCATTTCATCGTTGTCAAGCTAAATAATTAACCATCGGATCTATATATACTACCCACTAGGTAAGTCCTACAAAGTGGTTCTTAACCACTAGCACTTTTAGATTAAAGTTTTTAGAAAGATCCTACCTAATTTTCAAAGCCCACCTTTTTCCGGACTGTAACTTGTTGAAATCATTAATAAAGTTCTAACCATTTGAAATGCTTAGTGAATTTAATGGTTGTAAAAAGTGCTGAGATCTGTTATTATTAAATTATCAAAAACAAAAGGAGGTGATCCAGATGGTAGGGAAAAAGAATCTAACCGACGCTGAATATGGGAAGCATATTCGAGAAATGAATCGAAAGTATGCTCTTCGGTTCAAGGCAATCCAAAGCCTCAAAGATCGGAAACTCGCCGAGGCTAAGATTGTGATAACCGAAACCGAAATTCAGGCAGAGGTCAAACGACTCCAATCGAAGTAGGAGACAAAAAAACGCCCCTCGGGAAATTTAAAAAGGAAAGAGGTGAAAAAATTAGTTTAATATATTAAACAAAAAATTTAATAAGAGAGGATTACAAAAAAATGAAAACCCAAAAACTTTATAGATTAGAAATTAAAGAAGTATTAAAAGATTTGAAGGAGAAAAAAATAATTATAAGTTTATATCTAACTGAAGATGAAGTTTTTGAAATAGAAGAAAAACTTCGTAAGATGAAAAGATTATAAACTAATAATTACAAATCTAACCCTCCTAAGATTAATTTCTTAGGAGATTTTTTTTGATTATTTTTTGAAAGAAATATTTTATTTTTTTTAAAAAAAGATTAAATTTTTTATTTAATACCCGCCCCCCTACCCCTCTTTTTTTTAGATAACCCTCTCAATATTACTCAGGAATTTTAATCCTTCTTGACATTTTATTAGAAATATGATATAGTTAAAATATTGAAAGGAGACTTATTATGTGGTGGATTATTGTTACTTTAATTGTAGGAATAGGTTGTTTTATTGCTGGAATGTTCGTTTATAGAAATAACGCAAAACTTTTTAGTAAGTTTTTTAATCAGTTTAAGGCACTTCCTCTTGCTGCACAAAAAGAAATCAATGATGTGCTAAAGAAGTACGATATCACAACTTGAAAGGAGAAATAAAATGGGATTTGGAGCAATTAATATTGATACTGCTGCCATAGGAAATTTTTTTGGAAAAGTAGTTGATAAAATTTTCCCAGATAAAACAGAAGCAGAAAAAGCAAAATTAGAATTTCAAAAATTTGCTATGACAGGAAATTTGGAAGAATTAAAAGCTATTATTGCTCCATTTTTAGCAGAAGCACAATCACAAGATAAATACACATCAAGGGCAAGACCAAGCTTTATGTATGTGATGTATATTTATATTTTATTTGGTATACCAATGGGGATTTTATGTATATTTAGTAAAGAGGCTGCTATACAAATTGCACAAGGAATGCAAGCATGGATGACTGCTATTCCTGTTGCTTTATGGGGAGTTTTTGGGGCTTGTTTTAGTGTTTATACAATAGCAAGAAGTTATGATAAGGGTAAAAATAATAATAGATAGTGGAGGATAACATGACAAATTTAAATTTTTTAGACGGTGGTATTGCATTATCTACAAATTGAGAATTAGATGTATTAAAATTAAAAAATAAAATATATGTCATTTACACATAAATGTCCCAGATGTGGTTCGACAGAAATATATTTTGGAATAAGATGGGGAAAAAAATATAAAATTTGTTCTGAATGTGGATATAAAGAAAAAGTA